ACTAAGTTGTATCTCATAATCATTAACAGTTGAACCCTCAAATCTAAATACGCCTGTATTACCAATTTCAAGAGTACCCGTAATTGTATTTATTCCAGCCTTACCGACTTTTTCATCGTCTAGCTCTTGAATAACCGCCTGCGTATTTGTTGAGGCTAAATTTCCGTATGGTGTGAACGAAATATTTGAAGCCGTCTGTCCGGCGATTGCATTTGAAACATCAATCAGATCCCAAGAATTAGTCCCGTTACTAACCAACATATCGGGAGGTGCTAAAGCTACATTCGGAGCGTTCCCCGTTCCTGTTCCACTATCCGATATGACCACATAAACGCGTATATTTGTCGCACTAGGGGATGGCAACCCTGTGCCTGTTTGAAGTCCGGCGGCTGCGCCTGCTGTTGTTACTGACGCGACCTTATTTTGTCCTGACGCTGCGTTGTATGTACCTCCATAGATCAGTTCACCGCCCGTAATCGTAACGGCTGCCCAAGATGATCCCGTCCAAATGTATTCATCTCCGTGGTACTCGTCCCAAAACCTGTCCCCTTTAAAGCGGGCCGTGGGGAACGTAACAATTTCGCTCGTTGATCCGGGGCCGCCGAATTGAGTCGTACTTGCATCGGCTAATTTATTACCTGTTATCGCGTTAGTTTGTACCCTCGCAATATCTAAATTACCGCTGGTTAATAACGCTGCGCTATGCGCGGGGAGATCGCTTGAACTTAATGTCGTGCCGCTACTTACTAAACCAGATGCCGTAATTGTGACTTTCGTATAAGTTCCAGCCGTTGCCGTGTTATCTACGCTAATTACTCCACTACTAACCGCGAGGCCTGTTCCTACTTGCAGCGCCCCTTTTGCCGAGGTCGTTCCCACTGGTAAATCAGCCGCCGTGATTGTTCGATACGCACTAACTAAACCTTTCGCCGTAACAGAAACAAGGTTATAAGCGCTACTAGCTGATACATCATTATCAATTTCAATAACGCCCGTATCCATCCTCAAGCCTTCGCCATTTACCTTGATCGCTCCTAATGCTGAGCTAGTTGCCGTTGGTAAATCTGCACCAGTAATCGCCCTAAGTGAAACCGAACCCGCCGCACCTGATGGGCCAGCCATAAATTGAGCCGCCGCTGATGAATCATCTATTGATGCTGATATTGTGCGGGTTGACCCTGATGTGGCTACTGCAATATTGACGATAGAAGTTGTATCGCCATTAATCGTATTAATCGAAGCCGCTGCTTTTAATGATTGCCACGCGCTACCGTCCCAAATACTTGCCGCATATCCATCATTACTATTCGCTGCAATTTGACCTGTAAAGCCACCTGATCCGGGTAAAGATGTAACGATCTGAGCGCTTGAATTATTATCTAACTTCGCTGCCGTAATAGCATCATTGGCGACCTTTGCCGTTGAAATTCCTAAATCTGCGACGGCTGTTCCGGCGATTGATCCCGCTGTTACAGAAACCTTTGCTATTGGGATCGCGTTACTACCTAATAAACCAAAACTATTAGCACTGAATAAGTTAGCAATTGTCAGGCTTTTAGTTTCAGAGGCCGACCCATCAACTACCGCAATTTTATCGGCAGTGGCTAAATTATCGCCTAAAGCCGGTAACTGCGAAATTTTTAAATCTGCCATCTTACGCCGTTAATCTGTGGTTTCTTGTAATAGTTTAGCCGTTGTATCCTGTTCTAATAGAATGTCGTCGCTATCTTCTTGAAGGATCTTATTAGCTGCGTCGCTGTTAATCTTAAGGTCGACTCCACCTGTAGTGACAAAGTTTATAGTCATGTCTACGGGTTGACCCACATTGAAGCTTACGGCGGATTGGGTAACGACCGCGTTTATTTCGTACCACAGCTCGTCATCTAAATTTGAACTTATACCACTAGGGTTATATCCGCTTGTCTTTAAATACAATTGCGCCCCAAATTCTGACCCAACTTTTGTTCTAGTAACCAATTCCAATAAATAATGTGGGGGGTCATAAGTGCCTGAACCTTCAGAATCTTCATAATCCCACGCGCAAGTAATACGCCCATTACCAGAGATCAAAGAGCTATAACGTTCCCTGTGATAATCAGATAAAGCAGTAATATCAACCGACTCAACATCTGTATTTAATTCATAGGAACTAACCTGACCCAACATTCTATATATTGCATTTTGAACAGAAACCTTAACGGGAATATCAGAACTAATTGCGGTCAAAGTTAGGGCATTTGTTGATCCTCCATTAACAGCATTAGCAAAGGTAGAAAAAAGTCTTATTCCTCCTAAATCATCCTTATGTACGAAAGCCGTAAAGCTTGATTCTCTTGATCCTCCCGCCCAAGAAGCCGCCGCAATAAATAAAAGATCTGTTCCGTTTGTTGTAGAAATTTCAATTTGATCACCTGTTATTAATTCGTCAGCCTCATCAAAACTAAATCGCTTCTTTGACGTATTGACATCATCAATATTAATAGTTGCGAATAAATCACCCTGCGCCGTTTTGCGCTGGAGCATGACTTTGCCAAAACCGCCTAAATAAATACTCATTAGATTGTTGCTGTAGTTAGTTCGCCTGTTGCCTGAAAACTTATCTGCGCTTTTGCTATTTCTCCCGGCGATGCTGAAATATTTGCCCCTGTTATAAACGCCGTCATCGTTACATCACTATTCGTCGCGCCATCCGTAAATCTAAGAGTTAGGGTTTTGCTATCACTATCTGATAAGCCTGAATTACCAGTTTTAACAAGCATCCTTAAAAATTCTGACCCGTCGTTTGTTCCGTCGTCTTGCTTGTAATAAATAATTTCCGCGCTACCCGTAAACGTTTGAAGTCCGGGTGTGAAACTTCGCACGCTATCCCCTAGCGATGTTGTTTCCAATAACCCCGCGCTTGCATTAAGTGAAAATGATTGTGTCTTGCCAACCTCTTCTGTTCCTAATAGAAATTTTGCGTCACGGCCTGTAAATGGTTTAGCCATTACCTTTTACTACGTTTACATAGCAGTCTATAGGACACCGATTAAATCAACAGTAACAGAACTAATTCCTTTCTTAATTTGAACAATAGAGGGGGCGGTTGCATATCTCCATTTATTCGGCGCGGGTGCGTCAATTGTTCCTGTTGCGCCGTCCCAACCCGATTTTGCTTCACTCGGTATATCAAAGGTTGAGTAACTACCAAAGCGATCATCAAAATGCGTATTAAATTCCTCTGCCTGACTATCGGTGATGTTTTCATATCTCAGTTGCAGTTTCATTCCTGTTCTTTTATTGCCGTAAAGGATTCGGCGTTCTGCGCCTGACTGATTAGTAAAGGTTTTAACAGGATATGAACCGGGGTCAAATTGACGACGATTAGGAGAAAGTGTAGGAAAAGCCATTTAAGAATCGAAAGTGAACTTAGAATCGTCTGTTATATCTAAAGCCATTTTACTAACAGAATTATCATCACAAGGAAATTCACTCGCCACAATAGAAACGGTGTTGTCTTGATCAAGTGTTAGCTGTTCTACTAAATAAATATTTTGACTAATTGTTGTTGTTTGAATAGTAAATATTGTATTGAAGAAAGTTGAATCGCTTGTCGTCATATTCGTTACTTGCATTGATCCACTTACTACATCATTTGAGGCAGGCGAATAATAAAGAATGTCATATGAACCATCTTGTAATTTTTGTGCGCTTGTTATTTCACCTGTTGTTGAAACTGCCCCATTATTCGCCGCACTATATGGGCTTGCCTCTGTTACTACCTTAACCATATCCCCAGCCGCTAAATCTAGACCAAAAGCAGCCGTCTTAAATGCGATTGTATGCGTTACGTGTTTACGCAAAGCAAGAAAATATTGACCAACTAAACGGGCATGATCTCGGCTAGTGACGTACTTGGTAAGGTCGAATGATTCAACGCTTTCCGTTTCAGGGCTGGTTTTATATTTAACCGTAGTAACTACCTCTTTCGGTAATTGATTTTTTTTAGTTTCTCTGTAACGCAACACCGCTTTAAAAGATTCTCTTTCCTCGGCTCCCAGATAATTTAATTCAAATGAATCTTCAATAATATTTCCGCTAGTAAATAGCTGTTTAACACTAACCGCCCCTGTTGAAATATCCCCGCCGGGTGTAACAGGTAACGCAGGCTTTAAAGATAATTGACCGTCAGATAGAACAAAACTACAAAGGAAATTAGGCGCGTTTTCTGCGATCCATTGCCGTATATTAACTGGCTGATCTATAGCACCGTCAAAGAATAAAGAATTTTGTCTAAGGAATTTTGATGTATTTGCTAAATCAGTTGTATTAATTAGATCATCAGTTGAACCAAGTACCGTTCCAGCTCCCGCCGTCGTATCAGTTAATAAATAATAAACAAGATCAGTAAATAAGTTACTAGCTCCATTACCTGAATCGTCAGGGTGATTTAATTTAACTTTGATTCCTTCTGATAACCAAACACGCACCTGATCCAAAGCAGTAAAACGCCTTGATGCTTTTAGAGCTAAACCAGCCGTTGCCATGTTTTTGTATGTTGGCGGCGTTGCATTACTTACAGTTTCATTTACATAAACGATAGAATGTTCAGGCTCATTTTGATTTGATTTTTCGATTAAATTTCCATAAAAACTTATATCTGATATTTGTGTTAAATTTTCAAATTCCCGATTAGCAGAATAAACCCCGCCTGTAGTTGTTGACCTAATACCCATAACCTTGAATTTTGCGCCTAAATCGTCATAGTTTGTCCACCCTCCACCGCCTCCAGATTCAGTAATGAAAAATTCATCACCAACGGCCCAATCTGTCGAAGTATTAGAGTTTTGTAATACCTCAGCTGTAAAGTTTTTGTATCCTTTTTCTTCATCAACAAAAGAACTATAATCAGCCGCTAACCATTCAGAATCCGAATCATCCATTACCGTCGCGGTTAATTTAACTTGTATATCTTTCGGGTTTGAAATTGTCTTAGTTACTTCTCTTACTGTTCCGGCTGAATATTGTTCTGCATTACCAAAGACCTCGTAATACCATCCTTGAATAATCTTTTTAGCTTGATCACCTGTTTCAATTCCTGTAACCGTCAAACTTATTCCTGAACTTGTTAAACCACCTGAAACACCGGGAACCATTTTAAAAGGGTTGCTGTTTGAAATCGTTCTAGATACTGAAATCAAGCTACCTTGCGCCCATCCCCCCGTAGAACTATCAACGACCTCATAATCTGCAATAGTCCATTCGCTATTTACAGAACTAGCCGCGTAATGTGTCTCAAGTTCTTGTCTAACAATTCCCCATAATCTCGAAGTATGATTAGCGTTTGGCGCTCTTTGGCTACCGTCAGGTAATGGCCCACTTGTATCAACCGTGTAACGATAATTACCTTGTACTAAAACAACTGTCTGAACATTGGAAGACCAAATCGTTTTAAAATTACCTGCGCCTGTTGAACCTACATTCGGGTTTGTTGGTTGCGATGAATCCCAATTTTTCCAATAGAACGACCAACCGCTGATATTGCCAAACTTATGTTCGGTTACAAAGTAAGGGTTAAAAACTCCGTTATATTCTGCGTGTCCGTCCCTTGGGTCGTATTCCCTAACAGGGTTTTTATATCCAGACTTTAAAACAAGTCTTCTAGCGTGATACCTAATTTTGATCCATTCATTGCCGGGTAAGGTTTCTTTAATTGTAAATGTTTTAATTGAACCAATTGCAACGCCAGAGGTGTCAGCATTACCAAAAGCCTCATAACAAAATGAACTGCCAAGTCCCAACGGGCCAAGCCCGGAAGGAGTAGAAAACAAGCCATGATAACCAACGCTAGTAATTCTTGTTTCTTCTACGTGTTCAGGTTGATAACTTTGTATTTGAACAGAACTCGGATAACTTCTAGTAATTGTTGAAGGGTTAGAACTTGGCTTATTTGTTAATTCATCATTTCGTAAAATATCAGCTACGGTTAATTTTTCGCCTTTTAAAGTTATTTGAAAACCACTAGAAATTGAACCTGATATTTGATCTTTTGATGAGCTTAATCTTACGACTCTTGTTTGTGGTAATAGCTTTGTCAGATAACTAGCAGTAATTGGGACAAACTTAAATTCATAAGCTTTTAAAGAAGGATGAGTAAAACGAATAGAGTTATATTGTTCTGTTGGGTTGCTACCTATTACACAAAATAAAGCGCCAAAAGTTGATTCACTCCCCTTTATTAAATTCCATGTTGTTGTATCGACTTCACGGAAATAAATTGAAAAGACCGACGCACGTTTTAAAAATGTTGTAATCGTTCCGTTTGTTAATTGAACCTTATCTTCATCAAATGTTTTTAATTGGTTAGGTGTAGGGATGCTTTGGAAATTACAAAGACCTGTTAAACGTTGAAAGACTTTTGAACGCAAACCAATCTCTGTTACATCGCAAGGGCGTTGATTCCTAACAATTCCTGTTGATGATCTTTCTAAGGGATAAAAATCGGTATTAGGAATTTGTGAAAAGTCTGTTGGGTGTGGCCCATTAATATCTGCAATATAAAAATTACGCCCTAATAAATCAGCATTAACTAAACCCACTTTTGCGCCAAATGTTCCTGTATCAATATCTATACATTTAAGCTTGATAACTTGATCGTTTCCTGTTGGCTTCCATTGCGTTAAAGATCTTTCTGTTACCTGAAAAGTTGTTTTACCAATCTGAAATATTTCGCCTAATTGCAAAGCATCATCAGCCGCTATCCTTCTTTGATCTAAATCTGAATTAATATCATCGACCGTTACATTATCGCCATAAACCTCATCAATGAAACCTGACTTAATAGTGAAATCAATCGTCTGACCTTTAGCAATATCAACCTCTGAAAATCTTGTGCCATTTTCTGGAAGTGTTGTTGTATTAACTCTTGTAATTCCCATACGAACCGAATAATTTCTCCCGATGCCTTCCATTGCTAAATCTTTTATGTCTTCTAATGCAACGGTTCCCCCTTTGTCGCCTGCAATTTTTATTCGCTCTTTGGCTAATGTATTTTGTGGATCATCATCACTAGGTATTGAGATTACGCGCCAATTAACTCTGTAAGGTGTTCCATTAACGATAGGAGAATAAACCCCAAATTCTGCATTATTGGTAAGGCTACGGGCTGAACAAAAACCCTCATCGGTCAAACTATCGCGAGTCGGACAAGCAAAAACATCGTTATTACTTTCAGGATCACCCGACGATTCATTGCCCCTCGTTCCATATTGCAGATCTGCCCCTTTTATTCGGCTGTTATTATTAACGCTTTGACCTTTCCAATAGAACGCAAAAGTATCTGTAAAGATTGCATCTAACGCACCTGAGCCGATAAAGATTCCTTCTAAATCTGGTTTTATTAGTTCACCTTTTCCAGCCTCACCAACTGCAAACATTAATTTCACGCCTTGTTGTAATCCATGCGAAAACATCCGTGACCAAACAAGGGGAGGCGATACCAACATCCCGCCTGTTGTTCCTGTGTACTTACCAAAAATAATGGGGATAGCTTGCGCGAAGGTCGCCAACTCTGCCTGACTTTCAAAACCTCTAGTCGGTAAAAATCTTGTGCCGCCTAATATTGAATCTAAAGTTCTTTGATCTATTGCTTGCGGTTTCTTTGGCTTTGGAGCCAATAACATTGATATACCAGTTAAAACAAGACTGACGGCAAGGTTAATAAAAAACGCTGTTACAGGATCTTTTGCCTCTATGTCTGGTATTAATTCATATCCGGCGGGTCTTGTCTTTGCTCTTTTGATTCCCTCTAATACTAATTTTCTATATTCATCCTCAGTACATCCAATTGTTTCTATAAGTTGTTTCTCGAACGGAAGCAATACAGTTTTTTGAAGCTTTGCGCCAAACACCAATTCACTATTTTTTGATGTGGGTTGCAATACAAGATTCCTTTCTGCCATGACACCGCGAAGTTAAACCCCGTTTTATCAGGGATAAGAATTATGTCTCCATCATACGCAGGGTTATCAACTCTTACCCCCCATGAATAAAGATCACGAAAGATTTTAAATTTTGACTCTTCATACCAAGACGTATCAAAAGGGGGTGTCTCAATATCTAATCGCTTTAAAACGACATAACAAAGATTAATACAATCAATTTCCCCATTCGTTCCATCAGCTCCGCGTTTATAACGTAAGCCAATCAAATCACTGCAATCTGACACCGCTACTTGTTGGTAAATCTCCAACTAATGATTTTGTTAAGCGTCTTTGAGGTACATCACTCCCCACAGAATCAAGAATAGTGCCAACAGATAAAGTAACACTAATTTCGTTCCATTGACCGCCCATAATTCGACCATGATAAGTGTGCATAGGATTAAAAGAAGTGTTATCGGTAGGGTCTAAAATCATTACTTTTATATTGCATAACCATTTATTTTTTATAGCTTCATCAGCCCAATTTCTAGTCAATGAGTTATTAGGAAAAACAATCGAACACTCTGTCCCGTCACCATTTCTATTAACACTTACTCCAGAAAAACCAAAGGGTGCAAAAGAGTAATCGTTTCCAGAATATGTAATAGTTTCGTTAATAAAAAAGTTTTGAAACTTATATTGTGTCCCGTTTAATAATAAAAAATTCCCAACTGCTATTTCCATAATTAAACCCCAATTCTTTTACGTGTATTAGGACTTGTTTGTAATCGTCTTAATGTCATTTGTTCACCTTTTCTAGCGCCTTGTTCTGTAGCTGATCTAATGCCCTGTTCAAACTGTTGAGCCGTTACATAATCAACTGCATTAATACGTTGAACATCAAAACGAACATCTATCGCGCCAGCTCCTACAAGATGACCGCTTTCACTTCCTAATGAATCACCGCCCTCAAGGATGCTTGAACCTCTTGCTCCTTTTGCATATCTACGCATAGCATTATCCATTTTTGATTCTGGAATAACTAGCTCAGATTCACCCGCTTCACCTAATAAGACCCGTTGAGGACTTGAAATAATACCGCCGTTAGCTTTTGCTGGCCCTGCTGGAGCTGCTGGAGCGCCGAACAAACTAGGCAAAGCGCTTTTAAACGCATCTGTTAAAGGTTGCATTATTGTTTGCTGTATCGCCAACCTTGCCAAATCAGAAATAATTGACTGAACTAATGATTTGATTTCTAGCTTTCCTGTTGTAACAAAGTTCACTAAGGCATCTTCCATTTTTTGAAAAGCATTAGTTACCATCTTTGAAACCCTTGTCGATATATCTTTCAAGCCATCGGTATATTTTTTTAAACCATCTTGCGCACCTTTTTTCCATTCATCATTTAAAGAAGTAACAGAAACTTTTAATTCATTTACTCTTTTCCTATACCTTCCAATAAATTTTCCTGTTTGTTCTGGGTTTTCAATTCCCAAAGCATCCGATAACGATGGTGGATCTTTAGGGCCGACCAAAGTACCCAAATCATTTAATTTATTTAATGGGCCTGAACTAAATTTGTATAAAAGTTCAAGAGTTTGTTTAAATCCCGGTGCGTTAATAATATTAGTCAAACTTTCGGTAGCTTCAGTTAAACCATTTACAAGAGAAATTATCTTTTCTAAATTGTCAGTTATTGCCGCAATTTGTAATTCTTCCGTTGCTATTCTTAGATTTCTAAATTGTTGTTCCGGCCCTTTCATCGCTTCCGCTAATTTGTCAGCCCCTTCAGTTCGCAGTCGTTCCAACGCTGGCAAAATATAATCAATCGTTACTTTTCCTTGTTTTGCTAACTCCCGCATTTCAGCTACGGGTTTATTCATTTCTTTTGCAATTGCCTGAATAATTGCAGGCGTTTGTTCAAAGATGCTATTAAATTCTTCTCCACGTAAAACGCCAGTACCTAAAGCCTGACTTAACTGCAAAAACGCCCCAGATGCTTCAGTTGAGGATGTGCCGCTTAACTTTGCAGCCGTATTAAATCCTTCATAAACAGTTGTTATATCTTCGAGGCCTAATCCAATTGGTCTTAAACGTGCATAAATTTGTGCAAATTCTTTATTAGCTTGCGTTTGACTTAATCCAAATTTCTTAGAGGCTGCTGTTGCCGCATTAGTTACCGATGCTAAATCGTCAAAGCCTTGAGATAAAAGCGCTAAACGCCTTTCTGATTCGGCACGTTGAACCGTAACGTTTAAAGCATCTTGAACAATCCTTAACGATGCGTAGGCTTTTGCTAATCCATCAACCGTTAGTTTTACATTCTTAACCCGACCCGCTAAACCTTGCATGGAGTTACCCATGCGTTTGATACCTTGTTGTCCTAACGTTTTAACCGCTAGGAGCATATTAAATTTTGCGCCTTGTGCCATTTATTTATTACCTCTGTTTAATAGTTCAATAGCAGTTGCTTCCATGATTTGAAGATCCTCGAAAGTTTCTTTGCTATACGCATACATATTAACTAAGGCTAACACCGATGAGTAATCAAATCCTGTAACTCCACCAACTGAAGTACGCCATTGAGTCTGACACCTAAGAAATAATTCAACCGCAGGCCAATTTTCAGGCCATACAGCAAAGTTTTTTTCTTGCTTTTTCTTAGGCATCTTTAAACCTAATATTGCCGCGTCTTTTTCCCTTTCATCTTTTACGCCGCCTTTCCCCCAATACTCAACGGCGTTAATTAGTTTTTTCTTTTTCCCCCCGCAATACTTTCAAAAAATGATTGTGCGATAGCTGTTGCAACCGTTGGTATATCTAGCAATTTCCTAAGATTAGCTTTATTGAAATCAACAGGGTTCCCGTCATCATCTTCTATTGAATCCCAACCTATTAAAACCTCAGAAACTAATTCAATATCTGTAATTTTGTTTTTCTCTATTAGATCACCCATTTCAATAATTCTTGTTTGAGTGATTCTTTTAAATTCACCGTTAAAAGTCTGAACAGAATGTTTTCCGTTACCAGATGGAACTTTAGCTTTTACAGGCCACTTATAAGAGGATGTTTCATCTAAAACAAATGCCATTAATTAATACGTCTAAGTATTAACAGGGTAGACCCTCTATTAAGTCAATGCAAGAGATATTTCGTTATTCCCTGCTGATGTTGGTGTCGCAACATAGGGTAAAGAAAGCATTTGTATGCCGTTCTCTTCTGTATAAGCAGGCGAGGCGATGTCAATTTGTCCGGCTGTAAAGGTAACTTTATTACCTGCGGTTTGACCATGCTGGAACGTTAAATTGCCTGTTGCTGATCCTGTTGCAGTTGTAAAGAAGTTCTTAGCAGATAAAGCAGGCGCTTCAATTACTGCCTCACCCGCTGGCTTTCTATCTGTAACTAAGATTTCTTTTGTACCACCTACAAACTCGTTATAAATTGTTTCGTTGTTTTGATCGTAACTAAATGATTGCAAACTTGCCGCATAAGAGAATATTTGAAGCGCTGTTGTATTTCCATTTTTGAAAATTACAGGATCGGCTTGATTGGCATAAGTACAAGTAGGCAGCGCGGTATCTGTTGGGTCGTTATAAATTCCAGTAAATGTAAAGCTTATAACTGGGATCTCTCCAACACTTGCATTTAATGAAAAGGAACCTCTAGCGCCTGTGATTTTATGTCTAATGCCATCAATGCCAACGTAGAAAGTACAAGAATCAAACGAACTACTTACTGGCGCATAGGTAACAGATGTAGAGCTAACAATTGTTTGAGACATCGCGCAAGCTTTCATAGCTGGCCCCCATGCTGGCGCAGTTCCGGCGGCTCCAGATGCAGCTAATTCAACCTCAAACGTTAGACTGACACGCTGTTGCGCCAATAGTTGGGGATAGTTACCGAGATAGCCGCGGATAGTCTCACGCTCTACAACGTCTGCCTCTAAAGGCGTAATTTCTAGGTTACGAACTTCGATCGCATTGGCTGAGCCAGTTGGTGTAGGGTCCGATCCGTAACTCGATTCAATTTTGCAAAGAATCGTTCTTAATCTCGTTAGCTTTGGCATCGCTCAATCAATCTGAATCTATATGCTTACATAATAGTCTGATATGCCTACGCAGTAACAGAATTAACGCTAGTTCTATATCTAATTAGGAAATCCATCCCTATTACTCCCGCCGCTTGATCAGCATCTACCATTTCAAAACTTACGCTTTGAGGTTGAACATCAATACAAGTACTGTTTAACGTTAAGTCTGCTGTCATCTTTGAATGAACTGATTCGACAATGGGATCAGCTACCTCGTCAGGAACGTCGCCACGAACAATAATTGAAATTCTTACAGTTAACGACCAATCAAGTTTAGGTAAGGAAAGATTCTGTTCACAAGTATCGCTAACAGGTTCAATAACTAACGCGGGTGATTCGTTACGCGCCAAAGGCACGACCCGGCTCCTGTAGATCCTCGTTCCGACGTTGGTAGTATTTGCCAAACTTGTTTTAATCTGATCTAAGATATTTTCTCTTTTTGTCGTCATTAGTTTTTAGATAAGGAAATTTGACAAGTTAAACCGTCTAAATCTCTTTCGTTTGTTCTACAGGTATAAGCAGTACCCGCAACCGTCACCGTATCGCCTGCCTTAATCCCTGAATAAGAAGAGCTTTTGCAATGCAAAACGTAATCGGTGCTTATTATTTGATCGCCTGCAATGATTGTTGTTGGTTCATCTAATATCCCCTTTCCCGTAACTCCTCCAGCAACAACAGTTACCGCAAGATCATCAGAAAA